GTAACAGGAACTAACTCAGTTGAAGTGTCTGTGTATGTTATTGCTACTGTGTCGCGTGTTGACGCGGCGATGGGGTTAACCATCGTAGTGGGTTGAGGTGCGAATGTTGTGGGGATGCCTATTGCAAAACCTAAATCTGTGGTTATTGCAGTGATACTCGACATATCTACTGTTCGCTCTATGCCAGTTGGGAAGGTTGAAGTGGATCGAAGATTTCTGATATCTGACATAGGAGGTGGACCAATCATAAAGAAGAAATTAAAGTCGTCACCAGCAGCTTCGTAAAGCGATGAAGTTTGAGTGACACCACCATAATTAGCGAGATTTCGACATCTGATGTTTGTTCGCACGTCTCCTAAAACGGGCACTTGATTAGAATCAACAACGTCACATCGAACAGCTCGATAATATGGGGTTCGTATCTCAAAAGCATTGGAAATTTGCTGATTTTGTTGAAAAAGTGGTTGTCCAATTTCATCGGATTCTGGTACTTGTTTCTGTGTTTCTATATCTTCATCAAAGGAAAGGAAAGAATCTGCTACAACACCAGGAGTGAAAGGGATAATCTTAAGTTGCGATGAACCATTATAGAATCTATACAGGAAAGAAGCCATGTACCAAGGAGTAGGACTAACTCTATCTGAAAAGTTCAAACGTGACATTACGCGCACTCCACTAGTTTTATCTTCAGACATGTGACGCGAACGTAAACTAACAAAATCACTTTGCTGAAATAAATTAGCAAATCTACCGAATCGTTTAATTAAAGCGCGGAGTGATGTAAAATATTCTCCAGTAGTCTGCGCTGTAACATCACAGGATCTGTGTGAGTCTACAATCAAGTCTTCGTTTTCTGGTATAAAAACTGTACCAGTATCTGATTGAGCGTACCGCGATTGAAATCCTGGCGCAAGGTTCAGCACGGGTCTACCGATTTTATAATCTTCCCCTGCACTGTGCGCAACATAAAATGTAACAGATGGTGAAACAGTAGGAGGAAAAGACAAATCGACCAATGAATATATAGCAAGACACCCAGTTTTGGTATCGAGGGTAGTTGCATCAGGGCCAGGGTTATCTGTATTGGTTGTTCGTTTATACGTTTCTCGCCACAACGTGTTGGAAATGAAGGGCATGGAAATACGGAATGTGGTTCTTCCTAGTTCATCCAATCGATCTTTCAAGTTGCAGATTACACTATAATTAGTATTGAGAAGGTCACCTAACTTGTCGGGTACATCAGCCAAATTGGTCTCAGGTAAGAAAACTACGGCAAAACGTCCTTGGTGAAAAGTGGTCTTAATTACCATAATATCATAATTTATAGTGCCACGCCAGAGAGTTCCAAACATGCTGGCATAAGCAAAGCTCCCAAAATACATTGTTTGGCTATCTTCGACTTCACCATATTGATATTGCGATAATGGCGAAACTTCCCATGCTGTGATCTTATTACGAGCGGAAAACAAAGTTTCTGATGCAGTTTGAGCGTGAAAGTAATTTGGTCTACCAAGTATAAAATTAAGATTCATTTCATCTACTTTTTCAGGAATCATTGATGAACCATCAATGCCATTGTCTTGCAAGAGCGCGAGGGTAGTGGCATCGTCATTTCCCTCAGAATGAATCAACGTATTGTTTGGTTTAACAACAACTTTACTCTGAGGTTGAATGGATGTTGGTTTCGACCATCCTAGAGAAGCCGCAGTCCTACCTATCACACGCGATACC